GAATCAACGATGAGGAAAGAAGTTTGCAAATTTCTGCCGGACGCAAATCTCTCAATTTCTACCAATTTTTTTTAAAATTTTATCCAAAAGAGAAATTCCCTTTTCATCGGCTTTTGACCACACTGTGAAGTAATAGTAAACCAATTTTCAACTTGGAAAATCTTTTGGCAACATCCGCCACTGTATTCCGCCACGAAGGATATAAAGAACAGCACAAAAAATATCGTACAAATCATATTTTCTCGGACGCTTTTTCCTCTTCGCATTCTCCAAGTCGGGACGTATGATTTCAAATTGTTCTCGCGTAATATCACTTGGGTAATTATGCATAAAGTTCACCTACAAAAGTTTTTAAAGAAGTTTAGCATATTTTTTAGTTTTTAGACAGGTTCTAACGTTGTTGTCCAATCTAAATTTTCGTCTTCATCACTGATATTACCGAAATCGTTTATGGCGGCTTCAGCTCTTTCTTTTGCCAATGTCATTGAAACTTTACTGTCATTAACTGCCATTTCACCCATTGCTTGATATGACGGCAGTCTGTTTGTAGGCATCTTTGGGTCAATGTCATTGTCAAGGTCTGCGAACTTATGAAGTCTCACAAGGTCAAAGGCGTTTACCAGTTTACCGCAACACGGATCTGTTGAATGATGAGAATATAAAAACTGTCCTTCACCGTACACGACTGCACCGCCTGTAGTACTTCCACCGAGATAAGTATATCTGCCCAGTGTCGCGGTAGGTGCATAAATACCCTCCAAAAACACGGTCATGGCACTGTAGATGTCATAGGTACGACAAAATGCTCCGACAATACCGGTTTTGGTTGTCGGGTCTGTCTGCTTTACTGCCAGTCTGCGATACATATTTTCCGAACCGGGTACTTGTGTCCATTTCATCACGTCGTGCCAGTCGCCCCACTCCGAGTTTATCTTTTCCAGTAAACCGTCAACCGACAACATTGGTTTATCGCTGAAAGTGAAAATATATTCGCCGTCAACGCAAACGCTGGGAAAATACATCAGACGTGACACTTCAAAAGTTGTGGGATCGGCAAATTCCATTCCGATACGTTCTGCCATATATCTTGCGAGAGGCTCATATTCGTCCGCATTGGCTGCTCTATCAAACGGTAAGAGTATCCTCAGTCGCGGAGTAGCCGGTGAATGTTTTCTTGTGCTGTAAATACAATAACCGCAGCCCAATCCTTCAACACGTTTAAGAATTTCCTCAGTACCGCTTGGCGGAATATTATCAAAATCCAACGTTATTAAATCTCGTCCTTTAATAGCTCCGGCTTTGCGTCTGTGTCTTGTAAGCATACCCGCAACAAATCCGCCAACGTCCTTAAGTTCATCTTGCTCAGCTTTTTTCAAACCGAGATAGGTTTGCATTGTCTCGGTTGACCTTGCAGGAACACGCAGCTTTTCATAGAACTCTGACAACATGAGAGTTTGCGGTTGCCAGTTCATGGCACGTCGGTTATTTCCAACAGATATAATTATTTGTCTGTCATGTTTCACTTTGCACACGTCCTTTTTTCACTTTTTTTAGTCACTGTTATCTTTGTTGAAGTAGCCGATCAAAATAAGACCACCGAATCAACCAATACCGATTCTAACAAAACAGTACAAAAGATTTTCAGTCATGTTTTTCACGCTCCAATATCTTCAAAATTTTGTTTTTCTACCAAAAAAGCGTTGCCAGAGTTTAAAATCAGAAGTCCACGCCGCAATTTGGTCAAAATGCTCTTTTTTCTTTTTATTTTTGATTCTGAGAAAATGTTTGTCGTGTTTTTTGTCAGATTTATTTTTCATTTCCAATATCCTCGACAATAACCGGCAACTTGTCTTTAAAAATTTTTAAAATCATATTGGCAATTTGTTTCATCTGCGGGTGAGCGTCTTTAGCAGTACGAAGTTTCAAAACCGTTCTCCATTCGCGTAAACTAGCCGTCATAATCAACTCAGTTTTCAAAGAATTAGGAAGAATTGAACGGGCTTCTTGCGGCGTTGCTCCTTCACTGCGAAAAACTTTATAGCATTTTTCAAGGCTTTGCATTGCCAAACTCCAGCCTTCAAAATTTTCATTAGCTTTGTTCCAAAAACAAGGTCTGATAAAAGTTAATTCACCGCCGAATTTATCAGACGAATAATCATTAAATCTTGTTGATTCGACTGTAAAACTTGCTAAGCGGTGGCGAGTAAGTTCCGCCATAACGCCTCTGTCACAAATAATTCTGAAAGATAAGCTGACGTGTTCTAAAACTGATTCGTGACCGTATTTGATAATGTTGCGAATAAATTTTTCAGCAGAATCAGCCGAAATATTATTTTCGGACTTGTAGGCAACACGCCCACAAAGTTCGATTTTCTTTAAAATTTTCTCCGCGTCGATTTCATCAAGTAAAGTTACTGAAGGTTCAATAATTTTCATTTCTTATGCTCTCCTATTCCAGAGTGAAATTACTTCATCGGTAGTATCCGCAGAAACAGCCGCCGAGCAATTCTCACAAAATACAAAGCTCTCTCCGTCACAATCAGGAATGTCGGTAAAAAAGACGTGAGTGTGTGGCGGAATTTCATCAATCCACGCAGAACCGCCACAAAACGGACAAGGTTTCAAAAATTTTTCTTTTTCCTCAATATCAGGACCGCGATGTTCACAATCATAAGGTTTTTTCATTTTTCAATTACTCCTCAACGTCCAACCATTTTTCTCACAGATGACATGTAAAGCGTTTTCGGCACTGTCTGCGTCTTTGAAAAATGAAATGACTTCAACATCTCCTTCTTTTGAGATACGAGCCACGCACCAATCCTCAACGTTATCCGTGATCCCTTTAATCTTCGCTGCATCTTCAGCTGTAAAACCGATAACTGAAATTAAATTCCCGTTTTTATCAACGTAACAAGGATTTAAATCATTCGCTAATTTTTTAATGTCGAATTTCATCATTAACATCTCCTGCGTTCATTTTTGTAATTCTTCAAAAGTTTTTCCAAGACGTTCAACTGCTGCTCGATACTTACCGTAAGTCATACGACAAACTCGTGCTTCTGCCGCCCAATCTTCTAAGGATTTTTTCTTTTTGCCGTCCGAATTGAAATGAATCCGACAGGTAGCACAGCAAAATTTTTCATCACTGATTGCCGTTGCTTGAAAAATGTGTCCGCAAGTTAAGCAAGTACGTCGCTCCGTTTTTTTGGGAATATACGTCAATTTTGCTCGTTGACGGCATTTTTCTGAACAGTACTTTTGTCGCGGGTAAACGGTCGAAAATTCTTGACTGCATATTACGCAATTCTTAATCAATGCTATCACGCCTTACTTTTTCTGATTATCCGCTACAAAAGTATTTATACTCTGAACGGTGCGTTCAAAATTAAAATAAGCATTTGCACTTACGAATTGTAGAGCTGCTTTCAAAATGTCTGTCGTATATTTATGGCTCTGTCCGCGAAATAAACTGAGTACGTCAATCACAGCTTTTTTAGCCAATTCATCTTTCAAAATGAGTTTTTCGGCTTTTGTCATTTTTAATCAATCCTTTCTGAAAAAATTTCCTATCCAACCATCTGCATTTAGAGGCAGTCCTTTCGCCCACTGTATCGGAGTTGTCATGATCTCTATAACTTTATTCAAATCGGCTTTATCTTTATCACATTCGATGACAACTTCGTCATGAACATGAAACACTATTGGAAAACCTGCTGATTCAAGCCTTTCAATCGCAATCGCCAAACAGTCTCTTGCGATTGCTTGCACACAGTTTTCAACGATTTTCCCACCGAATGTATCAATCAGCGTCCACTGTTTTGTAGTCTGATTGACACCCCGGTATGTAACAGACGGACTGCCCCAAGCATTTTGGTCGAGAGCGGGGTGTGAATAGTAAAGTTTTCGTCCACTCGGCAGTGTTATTGTCAAAAAATCCAAATCATTTGCGTTATCAAATTCTCTTGCGAAAATCAGATTGTTGACCGACGTTTGCTTACCTGTTTGAATTGTGGTAATCACAGCTTTTTCAACTGAATACCAAAGTCGGACAATACTTTTATTAGCTCCTCGCCATCTGGCAACTATATCGGGCAAGTCATCTTCGGCTATGCCCATATCCAACGCCCCCATTGCTATCAATGCTCCACTACTGCCGCCATAGCCACAAGCCAACTCCGCTATCTTACCTTTTTGTCTCAATTCCGCATTTATACCGTGCTTTTCGACAGGAACGCCGAACATAGCTGACGCTGTTTCGCAGTAAATATCTTTGCCTTCTTGAAATGCTTTTGTTTTCCAACTTTCATTTGCCAGCCAAGCTACCACTCTTGCTTCAATACTTGAAAAGTCTGCGTCCACAAGGATTTTATCGGCAGATGATACGAAAGAGGTGCGAATAAGCTGCGATAGTGTGTCGTTGACCGATCCGAAAAGAAGTTGCAATTTGTCCGTCTCCATTTTTTCAACAATTTCGCGAGCTATTGGCAACTGTTTAACGTCAATGTAAGTTCTGGGCAGATTTTGAATTTGAACTAGTCTGCCGCTCCAGCGACCTGTTCGACTTGCTCCGTAAAACTGAAGTAGTCCTCTTACACGTCCGTCATCACAAATACAATTTTGAACAGCGTCATACTTTTTCGTGCTTGTCTTGCCGAGTTCTTGACGAATCTTTAGCATACGCTCTGCTTTGCCCGTAACTTCGCCGTTTTTTAACATGCGTACAACCGTGTCTTTTTGAAGATTATGGACGGGATTGCCTGTCTGCTCTTCAATCCACTTCGATAGCTGAGACACACTGTTCGGATTTTCTAAGCCCGAAATTGTGACAGCTTCAGCCATAAGTTTTTCAGTGGTATCAGACGCAATTTTCAAAGCTCCTTGCACCAATGCGAGGTCAACTGCCACGCCGCGAGAATTGATAATCAAGTCTGTTTCCCATTGCTTTTGAATGTCATCAGGCACGGGAAAATTTGACAATCTGCGTTCAATTTCCATTTCCGCCACAACGTCGCCTTTGCAGTATTTTTTGAACAATGTCCACTTGTCAGGGTCATGCTTGGGAAAGTTACGAGTTCTGCCACCATTAACTTTTGTCGGTTTACAAGGTGTGCAAAAATATTTGATTAACGCTTTGCCGACTGACAATTTCTTTTTGTCTTCAGCTAATCCGAGTGCTTCGCCGGTAGCGTCCAATCCTGCAGTATATCCGCAATATAATCCGTGTAACATCGTATCACGCCATTGATTGACGGGCAGAAGTCCGCCGCCCTTGAAATATTTTGATAAGCAATACCACTCAAAAGCCGCATTATAAGCGTGTTTGATGTACTTCGGACTTTCAATCGCTTCGTGCAGCCATTCAGGTATTTTCTCACCTTGTGCAAGGTCGATAATCTGAACAGGTGAGTTATCTACACTGTAAGAACCTGTCTAAAAACTAAAAAATATGCTAAAATTCTTTAAAAACTTTTGTAGGTGAACTTCATGCATAATTACCCAAGCGATATTACGCGAGAACAA